TTCTACTCTATACCTACCATCCTCTTTGGCAATATAATGTCACAAGTGATAATCTCAAGAAGAAAAACTCTTTGAGGGGAAAGTCTTATAAGAATTTCTTTGGTCTGCTAGATGACCTAAAGAGTCGCAAAATTACTGGTCACGATGCTATCGGAGCAGTCCATACTTTTATTGATAGTCAGTCAAATAAAAACAACATTGAAGAACTCATTCATTGTATTATTGATAAGGACTTGAAAACCCGTGCTGGCGATAAGATTATCAACAAGGCTATTCCTGACCATATTCCAGAGTTTAGTGTTGCTCTGGCAGATAAGTATGAACCTAAACTGGTAAGTTGGAAGGACGGTTGGTATGTTAGTCGTAAAATCGACGGGGCCAGATGTATCGCTATTGTTGATGAAAATGGCGATGCTTCTTTCTTCTCACGAACCGGAAAATCTTTTGATACCCTTGATGTTGTTGCTGGTGGAATCAAGGCACTGGGAATTACTAATGTTGTATTTGATGGTGAACTTTGTCTTGTTGATGACGAAGGCAACGAGGATTTTCAGGGGATTATGAAGCAACTGAAAAAGAAGGATCATACTATTCCTAATCCATCATATAAGATTTTTGATATGATTAGCCATGATGAATTTTATAGCAAAAAGGGGGATAAGAATAAAACCTATGCTCATCGCTATAATAATTTGAGAGAAGTGATGAAAAACAATACTTGTGTTTGTCTTAGTGTTCTTGGTCAAGAACTTATTAAAGATGATGAGCATTTTCAAGAATGGATTACTCGTTCCAACCAATATGGCTGGGAGGGATTGATCTTGAGGGCAAATGAGCCCTACAAAGGCAAAAGATCAAAAGATATGCTCAAATGGAAAACATTTAATGATGCAGAATATGTCGTAAAAGATATGGAATTTGGCCCATTTAGATATGTTTTGAATGGTAAAGAGACAGAAGAACAAATGCTATCATGTGTTACTATTGAACACAAGGGATATAATGTTAGAGTTGGTAGTGGATTTAGTATTGAACAAAGACAGTATTTCTATAACAATCCTAAAGAACTGCTTGGAAAAATTATTAGAGTAAATTATTTTGAAGAAACTAAGAATCAAGACGGTGGTATCTCGCTGAGATTTCCTACTTTGGCATATGTCTATGGAGATAGTAGAGATATTTAAAGTATTTTATTGCCTTTCCTTATATTTGCTTTGGCTTCTAATGGTTGTAGATTTGTATAATTAAAACATTTTTGCTGTTGTGTAGGATCAGTAAAATCAAAACTTGAACACGGGATTATGTGATCTATATGCCAGTAAGTACCATAGTTTTTCCATGACATTTTATAATCAAATTGTTTTTCTAGATATGTTTTTAGTTCTGATATAGAACATCCTATTAATTCTATAGATCTTTTACTATCTTTGTTTTGTTTTAGATGAGTTCTTATGTGATTACCACAGTTATGTAAAAGTCTATATTCTATGTCATTATGATATCTATTTTTATGATACCAATACTTATATTCAGCAATTTTCTTTTTATTTTTTTGCCTATATTTCTTTTTTGCTTTTAATATTTTAGTATGATTACTTTCTTTATATTCTAGAAACTTATCTATATTGTTTTGATAATATTGTTTACACTGTTCTTTATGGCAAGTTATACATCTGGCTCTAAAACCTGTTTTATTGGTATGAAAATATTTCTTAGTTGCGGGTAATTTTTTCTTACATTTTGTGCATTGTTTTTTCATAATTTAAATCCTGTAAAACATAAAACCTTACACTTTTATACACCAGTTTGCTACAAAACCTAAAGAAACAAGTCTTGACAAGACGATAAGACTAGTGTAGAATCGTAGCATAACGCTATTAAACTTTGGAGGAACCATGATCGTTGAGAACTCTGTTATTCCTGTTCAGAATACTACCTTGGATAAGACCAAAGCAGATATTTTCTTTGAAAACTTTCCAAAAGATAAGGTTGTAGCGTACAAGGAATACTGGGAGAGTGTTCGTCCTCAGAATCACGATGATATTTTTCGTCGTTATCTTTTTGCCTATTGTTCTGTCCATACCACTTGGAAAGGCAATTGCTCAGGATATAACGCTATCAAGAATTTCAATGAGTGGATCGACAACAAAGAAACTCTGCTGACTAAACTACACAAGAGCGGTGTTGGACTTCATAATAATCGCACCAATTATATTTGGGATTTTAGCGAGAAGTTTTGGGCTAATCCTAAAGACTTTTATTTTACCACTAAGAAGGGTCATGTTAAGAAGCGTGATAGTATTCTGAATAAGATTAGTGGAATTGGGTTGGCTAAAATTAGTTTTGCTCTTGAAATGATTCATCCTAATGAGGCACGAGCATTATGTTTGGATGTTCATATGCTTCGTCTTTACAACATGGAGCATCTCAAGTATAATAAGAGTAAGAGTGGATCAACTACTTATAAGAAGGCTGAACGTCATTGGATGGTGAATTGTGGAAAACTCAAGGTTCCGTCCTATATTGCACGATCCATTTACTGGGATGCTCTACAAAAGAAAGATGATTCTCGTTATTGGTCAGTTGTACTTGAGGATTAATTATGAGTGAAAATGGTAAAGGTTCTAAAAAAAGACCACGATCAGTGGATCAAGAAACATGGGACAAAAACTATGAAAGAATCTTCAAAAAAACCAAAAATACTAAACGTGATAAAGTTCGAAAAAAATAAAACCACTTTCATATTGTGTGATTGTAGGAGCGAGATTCTGGTATTAGATCATGATTCTGAGTATGGATTAACAGAACTGTCAATATATGAGAATATGTCATCTTATAGTTATAAAATGTCATTTTGGCAGAAATTGAGGTACATTTATCAAGTATTAGTACATAATCGCCCATATTCTGATCAAATTATTTTAAATGGAGAACAGATTGAACATATAACCAATTTTTTGATCTCAATAAAATAAAAATAGTGTATATTAAGTCGGAGGGCATTAATATGGAATATGATGTTTATATACAAGATAATTATTATAAAAGAATTTCAGAAAATTTTGTCTCTGATATTTTAAGAATAGTAACCGCTGATATTCATAATAATATTGTTCCAAATTTCGATAGTTCTAAACCAGCATCAATAAAGATTATTCCTGTAACAAAATAATATGGAGATCATATTATGATAATGAAAAATACAGTTACTGATGAACTAGTTAATAAACTCTATCATCTAACAAAGGCTTTAAACCATGCAGAGTCTATCATAAAAGCCTTGGAACAAGAAAACAATTCTTTAAAAGAAACATTATCATCAATATATGATAGAGAAAATGTAATAAATACTGACTTTTTGGTAGAGGTATAAATGAGTCGTCTAACTAAAAATAGTCATGATAAAATGATATTCGGAGTTTGTGGAGGATTAGCACAAGCCACGGGCATAGATTCATCACTAATAAGATTAGGATTTATATTTGGGGCAATTTTTACTGGAAGTATTTTATTATGGATTTATTTAGGACTAGCAATACTACTCCCAATTGAAGATGAAAGATAAAATACCCACCCTAATTGATATCTGTTCAAAATTCAATTATAATCTTATATTATCTGGAAGTTTTGCTGATTATTTTTGGTTAAACTATCAAGACGTAGAGGACTTTGATTTTATAGTAGACTATGCTTTCTTTAATGATTTTATACAACAGAATACTGAGATAATGAAAGATTTTTTTGAGCGTTATGCTTTAAAGCATAGAATAGAAAATAAAAGATTATCCAGATATTTTTATTCTGGTTATCAAGTAGATATATTTGCACAAGAAATTGTACAGAAAAATGAGGTCGTTATGCTTGATAAACATCCCATATTAGTTACCCCACCAGATATTAGACTTAATAATCTTATCAATCATAAATATGTAAAATCTAAAATGCCTGAAGAAGTGTATGATAGAAAAATAAAAAAAGTAAATGAAAGAATTGAATCATATAAAAAGTTATTATCATGATTTATTTTATCTCTGATACCCACTTTGGACACAAGAATATTGTAGGTTATTGCAAAAGACCATTCGTTGATACTCACGAAATGAATAAGACCATTATTGATAACATCAATAGTGTTGTTAAGCCAAAGGATACTCTTTATTTTCTTGGAGATTTTTGTCATAGGGGTGGCGATCCTAAGAAATATCGAAAACAAATAATTTGTGAAGATATTCATGTGGTTCTTGGCAACCATGACAACGAAGATAAATTTAGCGAAAAAGATTTTTCTTCTATAGGACTAATGAAAGAAATAACCTACTGTAATCAAAAGATTATTCTGTTTCATTATCCTATGAGAGCATGGAACAAAAGTTATCGTAAAAGTTGGATGCTGTATGGTCATGTTCACGGCAGACTTCACAACGAGGATGAATCACTAGGACGCTTTACGCTTGATGTGGGCGTGGATAATAAAAGGGATGGGGTTGGATTTGGTACTCCGTACAGTTTTAAAGAGATTCAGAAACTATTTGGCGACAGAGAGAAAAAATTCAAGGTCGCCCAGTTGACAAGCCGATAATGGATGTTAGAATGAAGGAGTCAAGCGAGAGTATCAGTCATGCGGCTGACTCGCAAGACAAGACTTGGAAATGATTTGGAGGTTGATTATGGCTGAAGTTACTACGGTTGATAAGCAGAGTCGTGTTCGTTGTTCTGATGAACAGTTTCTTGAGGCAGTTTTTTCCAGCAAGACGTATGCTGAAATTGCTACTAAGACTGGTCAGAAGGTTGCTAGTACGATGGCTCGTTATGCCCGTACAAAGTCCGCTCTGACCAAGAAGGGTATTGAACTGCCCGCTATGGAACGTGCGAAGCCAACCAAGACGGTTGACAACGTAGAGGCTATGGCAGAGGTTGTTCGTCGCCTCAAGGCTCATGCGAACGGTTGATTAAAACCAAAAGGGTGATCGGCTACAATAGTTTAAATGTTTGAGGCACACAAAAGATTCAACCTCAAATCATTGATTGTTGTAGTCGGTCACTTATATGGGAGCGTAGTCCAATTGGCAGCAGACAAAGGACTTAAAATCCTTCCAGTGTGGGTTCGAGTCCCACCGCTCCTATTTGTAGAATGATAATTATCGAAAGGAAATCAAATGAGCAAAAATGTTTTAGAACTATATAAGATTGGCAGTAAAGTTAAGTTGACGGGAGAAGGCACTGAATCTATTTATGGAAGTATTATTGGTATTAATATAACTGGAGATAATACAGTCACCTATTCTTGTGGATGGTGGAATGGTCGCTCATATGATGTTCATGATTTTTCACCAAACCAGATCGAAGTTGTATTAGCAGAAAAGTTTAAGATAGGGTTTGCCACATGAATGAAAACTCCAATCCACTAGACTATTTAATTCAGTGCTGTGAAACAGCAATAAATACTGGACGTTGGAATTTGACAAGATTCACAGTATTAAATGCCAAGAACGAATTAGAAAAGTTACGAGAAGCCAAAAGAGATTTAGCACAAGATGCTTTCAATGCTAATCAGAATAGTGTTGAAGATAATAATCGTTGGTTAAGTTGTGAAAAAGAATTGGTCGCTCTGAAGGAAAAAATTAAAACCATTTTTAGTCAACCTGTTGCCTATGGTTTAATTAACGACAGACATGATCTATATAATCTAACTTTGCATTATAATAGATTTGATGACAAGGATGATAGACTAATACCTCTCTATTCAAACAGAGAAGAATTCTTAAAAGGGGATTGGAAAAGTGGTAAGTTATCCAAATAGGTATTTTAAGGGCTGGTGTTCTAATGAAGGTAATCCACGATCTCATATTCTTCATTATCATATTCTCACTATTAGAAATATTAGTGACTATAATGGCGGATTCATCCCAGAAGAAGTAAATTCTTTAGAAGAATACTTTAATGTTGATGGTATTGGAACAGACGATCCTTACTATATGGTTACTGGAACATTCAAGTTTGATTTTGCACGAACTCCTATTAAAATTCTGGAAACAAGTGAATTAAAAATTGCAATTGATATTGTTGAACAACTGACAGGAAATATTATCAGAGAAGATGAAGTATACAATTCACGATGATGGTTTTGGTTGTTTTGAAGAAGGTGGTTGTGCTGAATTTTATTGGATAAAAGAGGATAAAACTCTTGGATTCAAACAATTTGGAAGTAAAAAGAGTGCCAAAATAGCCTATGACAAACAAAAATTATTGAGTAAATTTGATCTTGCTCCAAAAGTTGTTGGTAAAATTACCAAACTAAAATATCAATGGGGAGACGATACTGATTGGGGATATGTTACAGAGCGAGCAAAAATACTTGATGAAAAGGTGATGAAAAAGAGACTGAAAGATATTCAGAATCTTGTAGAAACTATTGAGAATAAAACTCGCCTAAGATTTTGGGATTGTCATTATTGGAATGTGGGATATGTTAAGCGAAACAATAAGGCTAAACTAGTTTGTATTGATACTGGGGCTGAGAGTTTTAGTAGTATCGCAAATGCTTGGGGATTTGGAAAACCTGGGCCAAAATGCGACTATTGTAGTAGGTATCAATGTCGTTGTAACGATTCTTATTGGTGTGATTAGATGGTGTATTCTTTAGTATAAGGAGTATTATTTATGTCTAAAGAATTTAACGATATAATCAGAGAAATCAATAAACAGAATAAAGAACTACATAGCATAGATAATAGCATATCTAAAGAAGTAGTTAAAGAAATTGCTGATCTTAAAAAAAGTGTCAAAAACATAGAAAATAAGATACGATCTATGGACGATACTCTTATTAAGTTATTCGATATACTCAATACTATAACTGTTTTTATTGAGGACGCTGATTCAATGAATGGTGAAGATTTAGACGATGAAGAAGATTGGACTCCTTATGACGAAAGAAACTTTTCATATAACGACGATGAAGATGAGGAAGAAGATAATTGGGGAATCAGAGAGGATGAAAGTTAATGGCTAGTTTGGCACTATTGGTATCACTAATGTTTTTATTTGTGGTGCTACTTGGGCCAGCAACATGGTTATTAAGTAAATCAAGATTCATTCCAAAATTCGTGATATACATAATGGGACTTTTGAGTATTTTAATAGGAATATATTGGTGTTTTTTACCAGTTAATTTACTCAGATTTTTTGGTTTGCTTACGGCATATTTAGGATGGATGGCGATACAATCTAAAGATAGAGGGGCTTGACAACCGATAACACTGTGGTATGATTGGACTATCACAGGAACGATTCACAGGACATTTGGAGACATAAAGATGAAGTTGGCAGATCGCGTTATTGAGACTCATAGTGCTGGTGTTCGTAGCGAGTCTGGTTTTACAATCGCTCAGACCAGCAAAATGTTTAAAATCCTTTCGGATTCTCTCTATTCCGATAAGGTGATGGCAGTTATTCGTGAACTGTCTACTAATGCTTATGATAGTCATATTAGTGCTGGTAATAAGAATCCCTTCAAGGTGATCTTGCCAACATCTGCTAATCCTTCTTTTACCGTGCGTGATTATGGCACTGGTCTTAGTCAGGGAGATATGGAGAACCTGTATACAACTTACGGTGCTTCTAATAAGAATGACAGCAACGATTTTGTTGGTTGTCTTGGTCTTGGTAGCAAGAGTCCGTTTGCTTATACCAAGAGTTTTACCACCAGTTCTTATTTTAATGGAACTAAGTATACTTATATCGCCGCTATTGATGACAGCGGTGTTCCTACTCTGAATCTTTTTAATACTTGTGAAACTGATGAGGCTAATGGTCTTGAAATCAGTTTTGCTGTTAAGAACCATGATTTTAGTGAGTTTACCAATAAGGCTATCAGGATTTTCCATTATTTCCGAATGAAACCTATTATTGAGGGTGGACTTGGAGATAATCTGCAAGATCATAAGTATAGCAATACTAATATTGTGATCAGCGGTAATGGCTGGAGAGTTTGCAGACTCAATAACGATACTCAATACTATCCTAACAACTATCAGCGTATTGATAGTGGTGTTGTTGCTATCATGGGAAATATTGCATATCCTGTTCAGACCGCTCAGATTATTGGTCAGGAAAAGGAAGATCAACCAGATCATATTGCCAAGTGGAATAGGGCTTTCCAGAAAGCCGATATTGATTCGTGGAAGAGTTTCGTTACTGAGATCATTAACTCTGGTCTTTATCTGGAACTTGATTTTGGTATTGGCGAACTGGAAATGGACGTTTCCCGTGAAGGTTTGCAGTATACTAAGAGCGTTATTAAAACTCTGCGTCAAAAGACTCAAGAGATTTATCTTGAGATGAAGGATGAATTTAGTAAGAAGATTTCTGCTGCTAAGACCAAGATTGAGGCTATCACAACATATTATCAGATGAATGAATTGTCTGGTGGATGGGGTGTTGGTGCATCTTGGACTGACCCTAATGGTAAGAGCCACAATATTAATAGTGGTGCTGACCTTGAATATAAAATCAAGGCTGGCAAGAACCTGTACGTTTTTAATTACAAGAGCAGCGGGTATCGTTCACGACGCCTTATTTCTCTAACAGACAAAATCCATCATGATACTCTTACTGGTAAGGGATATTCTTACTGGAATAGTCAGAAGAAGAATGGGAAAATTGCTTTTTTTGTTTGTGACGTTAAGGGTGAAGAAACTGCCAAGAAGATTGTGACACGTTATTGTAATCAAAATGATTGTTTTGCTTACATGATTATGGACACAAAGGATCATACTCAAAGCGACAAGGGTTTTGATGATCTGATTAATGATGTCGGTAGTGAGAATCTGCTCAAGGTTTCTGATTATAAACATCTTACTCAAAGTTCTGGCCCTCGTAAAAGTGGAGTCAGAAATAGTAATGGTAGTGTGAGCGATCAAGATATATTCTTTATTCATGGTCAGTCTAAGGATTCTGGTAAACTTAGTGTCGAATATAACGATGCTCTTAGTTTGAAAACTCTTACAAGTGACGAACTAGACGAATTGAGTGATAGTGATTCTATCATTTATGTTCCTATTCTTCGTTATCAAAGCACACCAGAGTTTCCTAAGATTAATAATATTGTATCGCTATTTGATAATGAGAATATCAAGGGACTATTTGGAGATGTGAAGGTTTATGCTATCAAGAGCAATTTTGTAGCAAAAATGACCAGTGAAGGACACAATCTTGTTGACTTTAATACTTGGTTTAAAAAGATTCTCTCAACAAAGATTAAGAGTTATTTTAACAATACCAATGAGTACAACTCTATTGTTGAATTCTACAAAAAGGAATTTATCAGTAAGGATGGTGATAACGATAATTATTATTACAATCATGGAACATTGGTTAGTCAGTTCTCTTGTCATATGTTGAGTATTTTTGGTCTTGAATATAAGAAATATATCAAGAATACTGAACTATCCAATATTATTGATAGTTTTCTTGTAATGGAATTCTTTGCCGA